GGCCACTCAATTAAGAGTGACCACAACGCTCCCTTTCGGGAGTACACACTACTGTGGTTGTCTATCCATCCCTGGATAGATATACTGCCTGTATGTGTACCATTACTTATCAGAACTGCATAATGTCTTGTGCTTTTCCATAAGTACCATAACGGACCTGATCAAGTTTATTTAATTCATCAGATAAACTTTTGAGGAAGTAATTAGTAAATGCTGTTCGACTCATTAATCCATTTGGATCAAAATCAAAATTACCGAAGTTTACTTCAGTAATTTGATTTAAATGGTTAATAGAAGAACGTCATATCTTATCCAAGTGGATAGCACCATGCACTCCACTCCTTAAATTAAGGAGTAGAGTATCTGGACTATCTACATTGAATAAAGATATTACGTCTACAAGTTGTAAATTTTGGTCAGAGTTCAGTTTCATAACTGCTCTCTTTACCCCAATTAACTTGTTGTAGACGGCATGTACTATATTACTATGCATGAGCTTAGCAACATCTATTCCATCAAAAGGTTTCATAAATTTCTCTGTGAAGCCTTTGATTTCAATAGTTGTTTTCTCTGCTCTTGCATTAAGTCCGAGACTAAAGACTCTATCCATAAAGCGGTAGATTTCGTCTTTAGGTACGTTAAATTCTTCAAGTTTACAATATTTGTTGATATAAAGTTTTATATCCTCATATGTTGTAAGTTTAAGATTATAACGTATCACAAAAATACTACTATCAATACGAGATTTAATTAATTTGGAAGGTAAGAACTTTCCTTTAATTTTCATCTTGTTGTAACAGTAGTATAGTAGATCCCTTGACGTCCCTTTAAGAGGAAAATAGGTTCTATAGATATATCCAACAGTAATTGATGTTACTGTTGCTATATTATCTATATTTCTTATTATTCCTCCTAAAGGAAGTCCCGAGATCTCGATCTTGTGTTGTATTCATCTCTTAGCAAACTCATATGTATTTTTCGACACATGAGTCTTTGTTTCAGAGATATCTACACCAAGCTTTCTCATTATAGATAAATACTTTCTAGCGACTTTATCATGATTTATCACGATATCATCACCAAGAAGTATATATCTATCAAACTTACGTCAGTCTAAACCAGCTAAATTAGCTGCTCAGGCAACTGTAAGATGATGTGTTAATGAGAAAACTGCTCAACTACTATATGCCCCCATAGGTTGACCAACTTCATAACGAAGTTGTTCTCCTTCTGGAGTCACATAGCTCCGATCGGTTAACAATTTTCTTCAAGAAGAAGCAAAATCTCTATTATTATACATAATAGATACTAGCTTTTCTTGTAAGGAAATCGGGAATCGATCGGTTGCTGAGCTAAGATCGAGTGATCAGAACTTATTTCCTCCGGTTTTCCCTCAATTATGAAATGGATCCTGAGTAAAAGTCCTATCACATGGGAAATTTCTTAATTTATTAAGACAATTCTCATGTATAGGTTTAAGAGCTCATTGACTATAGTAATCTACCATAGCAATAACTCTTTTCTTTAACTCAGGATCATTAATAATTGCAAGTCTACCTAGACAAGGTTTATCAGTGGCTTTCATAGTCCTATGGTCTTTTCAGACCATTTCAATGGCAGGTACAATGTACTTGTCATATGAACTTCCTATTAAACCCATTAAGTGGTTTAATAAGTCGTGTCCTACGTTAGCCATAGTAAACAAGTCAAACATACCGTTTAGAGTGGCTTTACCTGATGGAGAACTTTTACGTGAAAAGTAATGGTTCTCATTATCAATGGTATAGCTAGAATTTAAACGGTAAGTTTTAACAAAATCTCTGATAAAGTATAGTGGTATAGAGTAATCTTTACCACTATATTTATCAGTTATTGTGTTATAGTTAGGCTTGATTTTGTTCTCATTATCTTTAAGACTTCTTGTGAATGTTAATAAGGTTAGGATAAACATCTTACCCTTTCGCGTTCCTAAGAATTCTTTAAGATATAAGAACTTAGTAGGGAAACCGTCTCGTGTTGATACAAGAGATTTATTAACTAATAATGGTTTACCAGAAATATATCTGGTAATGCAAAGTCTTACGGTTTTCATATATGAAACTGCAAAGCTTTTACCATTTTTGTTAATTAACTCTTGTACATCACGGATGAACCGTTTGGTAATTTTGGCATGACAAAATAGCCCTGATAGTAATCTTATGATTATTATTTTGGTTGTTTCTTTCATGTTTTAAATTATCAATAAAAGGACAAC